AGGAGCAGAAGTCGTCCGGCTTTCGCTTCTGCCAAGCCGCTGAGTGTATGTTGCCGTCCGAGTAGATTTTCATGCATACACCCATGTCGTAGTGCGCGCAGCCCTTGCACCGCACCACTTCCACAGCGTCAACGGTTGGAACAACATACTTGATTATGTGATATGCTTCTGTAAATCCCTCGGCAAGACTATCAAGCTGAGTTTCACCGTTGTGTATCAATTCTTTCGTTTCCTCGTATTCTTCGCCAAACAGTCTCAATGCTTCATCAGCATCAATCAGCCGCATCGCCGTCACCTCCGTTATACTTCGGCATTGCTGCCCATGCAAGCACGCCATCCCAATCTCCGTGATCTTCCAGCCCGATCAGGTTGTTGCACTCGTCACAGTCCACAGAGCAGATATCCTTGTCAACGCCCCATCTTGTGGCAATCAGGATTTCGTCACCATCATCCGGCATCTCGCAGTCAAAAATGTACTCCGGGACTTCATAGTCGGCATATCCTCTTTCTGCATACTCGGCCTTTTCTTCGGCTGTTAAGGCACGGCAAGTGACCTCATGCCAAGTAATCTGTCCAATATATT